CCACGGTGGAACCATTGACGCCGCGCCCGACGTTGCGCCCGAATCTCCTCCCAAGACTGATTACTCTGCCATTACTTTGCGATTACTTGCACGAAAGCGGTAGGCGCGTCAAGCCCCGCCCGCGCCCGCGGGCCGATCCCACCCACGCAAGTGATCAGGTCGTAGAGGAACCAGATCACGGCGACGATGACGACGACCGCGACGACGATGCGGATGATCTGCATGGCGACATCGCCGGCCCAGCCGAGCCAGCCGAGGACGATGGGGAGGAGGATCATCAGGATGGCGACCGCGCCGCACACGACGACGAGCCACACGAGGGTCTGCACCAGCCAGAGCGCGGAGAAGCACATGCTACCGCCCGATCAGGTCCCCGCACCCTTTTAGCAGGATAACGAAATAAACGAAAGAACGCCCCGTCCGCGATAGAACAGGGGGAGAACTGTCAGCAGTGTCAACAAGCGTTCCTGATGTCTTCCCCCTGTGGCCGGATCGTGGCATGATTGCGGCGATTACCGGGAAGAGTCCGAATGCCGTTTAGAACCAACAAGTTCCATGCGGTGAAGGCGCGCATTGACGGCCATGTCTTCGACAGCCAGGCCGAGGCGCGGCGCTATGGCGAACTGACCCTGCTGGCCCGGGCCGGCGAGATCGTCGGGCTCGAGATCCACCCGCGCTTCAACCTCGTGGTCAACGACGTCCATGTCGGCCACTACAAGCCGGACTTCAGCTACCAGCAGGCCCGCATTGGCGACGCCTTGTCGGACCTCGTGGTCGAGGACGTGAAGAGCGCGCCGACCCTGACCGAGGCGTCGGCTTTGCGGATGCGGCTGTTCTCGGCGATCTACGGCATCCCGGTGACCATCATCGGCAGCGCCGCCAAGCCGCGCAGCTTCGGCAAGAAGCCGAGGAAGCGGAAAGCCGCATGACGGCCGAGGTCGCGATCATCACGCCGACCCTCTGGCGGCCCGAGCTCGAGCAGGCGATCGCGTCGGTCGCCCAGCAAACCTATCCCTGCACGCATATCGTGGTCTGCGATGGGGCCACGTCCTTCGCCGAATACTGCCTGCTCCGCAACAAGTACCCCAAGGTCGCGTTCGCCTACTGGCCGAAGAAGGTTGGTGGCGGAACGTGGTACGGCAATCGTATCATCGCGGCCGCGCCGTTCCTGACGACCGCGCCGTTCATCGGGTTCCTCAATGACGACGACTGGTTCCGCAGCGACCACGTGGCCAACCTCGTCAAGCTCATCGAGAAGGACGGCCTCGACTGGGCCTACTCTCACCGTTCCATCCATCAGCCTGATGGCACATACGTGTTTGAAGATCGATGCGAAGCTCTTGGCGAAGAGCACGAAGTTTGGAACATGCCCGGTCATCGTTTTGTCGATACGTGTGCCATCATCGCAAAGACGCACGTGTTCCGAACTGTTGCTCCTATATACTGCTCCGACGCCTTCGGGCGGGATCGCGACGCTTATCAGCTTCTGAGCAAGCTCTTTCCCAAGTTCAAGGGGGTGACCAAGCCGACAGTGTGCTTTCGTGTCGGCTCGTCGCCAAACTCGGCCACGCTCTCCTACTTCGCGGCAGGCAACGACCTGATGCACCGCAAGTACGGCGACACCATGCCATGGGAATCCGATGAGCAAGAACTATTACAATCCGAGGCAGATCCCGCAGGATGAGATCGATCTCATCGTCGAGTTGTACAACCAGAGTTGGACCCTTCAGCGCATTGCCGAGCATGTCGGCAGAACGGCGGCGACGGTCAAGCATGTGATGGCGCGGGAGCGGGACCGCGAGAACGAGCGAAGATCGCGCGAGAGACACGGCCGGGAGCAGCACGAGGAGCGCACGCTCGAGCGGCTGATCCACCTGGTGACGTACACCGTGGAGAAGCGTCACCCCGCCATCAAGCCGCCGACGTTCAAAAGCGACTTCATCAAGCCGCCGACCATGGCGCAGCTTATGGGGCGTAAGTGAACGGGTTCAGCCTCGAGCACTTCTACCGCTTCTGCCGCGCATTGCAGATCGAGACCAAGGAGCAAGGGCTGCGCTCGCTGTGGCCGCTCATGGGCTCGCAGCAATATGTGATGAGCGAGATCGGCAAGGGCATCGAGGACGACGTCCACTTCTTCGTGGTGTTGAAGGCCCGCCAGCTTGGGATCACCACCGTTACCCTGGCGCTCGACCTCTACTGGAACTTCACCCATCCCGGCCTGCAATCGACCTTGGTGACCGACACCGAGGAGAACAGGGACATGTTCAAGTCGACCTTGGGCATGTACATCGCCGGCCTGCCCAACGCCTACAAGATCCCGGTGCTGGCGCATAACCGCAACCTCCTCGAGCTCGCCTCGCGCTCGCGCCTCTTCTATCAGGTGGCCGGGCTCCGATCGAAAGGATCATTGGGTCGTGGCAAAGGCATCACCTATCTCCACGGGACCGAGACTTCCTCCTGGGGCGACGAGGAAGGCCTGGCTTCGCTGCTGGCTTCTTTGGCTGAACAGAACCCTGCCCGCCTTTATGTCTTCGAGTCGACGGCGCGCAGCTTCAACATCTTCTACGACATGTGGACCACCGCCAAGCGTGCTCATACCCAGAGGGCGATCTTCTGCGGGTGGTGGCGCAACGAGTTTTACGCGGCTCCGCACGACAGCCCGATCTACCAAACCTACTGGGACGGCCGCTTCACCGCCGAAGAGCGCGACTGGACCCGAGACATCAAAGCCCTCTACGACTACGACATCACGCCGAACCAAATCGCCTGGTGGCGCTGGAAGACCGTCGAAGGGCTCCGCGACGAAGCGCTGATGTATCAGGAGTTCCCGCCGACCGAGGACTACGCCTTCATCATGACGGGCACCTCGTTCTTTTCGACCGCGCGCTGCACCGAGGAAGCCAAGACCGCGGTCAAGACCCGGCCCGATTGCTACCGCTACGAGTTCACGACGGAGTTCCACCAGCTTACGGTCGCCAAGACCACCGAGCGGCTGGCGACGCTCAAGGTCTGGGAGGAGCCGGTCAAGGACGCCTACTACGTCATCGGGGCCGATCCCGCCTACGGCTCCTCCGACTGGGCCGACCGCTTCTGCATCTCGGTGTTCCGCTGCTACGCCGATGGTCTCGATCAGGTCGCCGAGTTCAATACGTCGGAATGCCTGCCGCACCAGTTCGCCTGGGTGATCGCGCATCTCGCCGGGGCCTACGGCAACTCGGTCCTCAACCTCGAGGTCAACGGGCCGGGCCAGCCGACCATCACCGAGTTGAAGCGCATCAAGCAGAAGGCCTCGATGCTGGAGGGCGCGCAGGGCCACGATCTCTGCAACGTCCTCGCCGGCATGTCGCACTACATCTGGAGGAAGCAGGACTCGATGAGCGGCCCGACCATGTCGCTGGGCTGGCTCACCACCGAGGGCAGCAAGGAGCGGATGCTGGCCTACTTCAAGGATTACTTCGAGCGCGGGATGATGAAGGTGCTCTCCATGGAGTTGCTCGAGGAGATGAAGACGGTCATGCGCCATGACGGGCGGCTGGGCGCGCCGGGCCGCGGCAAGGACGACCGGGTCATCGCCGCGGCGCTCGCCTGCGCCGCCTTCTCCGAGCAGGTGCAGTCGAGCCTGATCTACGCCAAGAAGACGCGGGCCGAATCGCGGGTCGAGATCGGCAAGACCGCCATGGAGATCGGCACCAACAAGAGCGTCAGCAAATGGCTGAAGGCGATCGGCATCTATGCCGACGAGGGCGCGCGGCGTTGAGCGACGACGACCACGTGACCTGCTTCCGCTGCCGCATGCGTTTCGTCATCGACAAGAAGCCGAGCGGCCGGTCGGAAGTTCTGCGCTGCCCCGACTGCAAGAGAGTATTCTGGAACAGCGACGTCAAACAGTGGAGCGCCGACGGCGTGCACGAGGACACGCTGATCCGCGTCGGCGTGGAGCCGTGATGATCGAATACACCAAGGAAGCCCTGATCCAGTTCGAGGCCGACATCGCCGTTCTGTGGGAAGCGGGCGAGTTGCCCTACCTCCTGCACCTCTCGGGCGGCAACGAGGACTGGCTGATCGACTTCTTCAAGCGCAACGTCGAGGACAACGACTGGGTGTTCTCGACCCATCGCAGCCACTACCACGCGCTGCTCGCCGGCATCGACCCGTGGAAGCTGAAGGTGAGCATCCAGAAGGGCGACAGCATGTTCATCTTCGATCGCGAGCATCGCTTCTTCACCTCGGCGGTCCTCGCCGGCACGTGCGCCATCGCCGCGGGCGTGGCCCAGGCGATCAAGGACGAGGGCTCCGACGAGGAGGTCTGGTGCTTCGTCGGCGACGGCGCGGAGGAGGAGGGCCACTTCGCCGAGGCCGTGACCATGGTGCAAGGCTTCAACCTGCCCTGCACCTTCATCATCGAGGACAACGACCGCGCCTCCGAGACCACCGTGGTCGAGCGCTCGGGCGGCTTCCGCCTGCACTGGCCCGCCTGCGTCGTCCGCTACAACTACACCCCGACCTATCCGCACGCGGGCAACGGCACGCCCAACCAGATCGTGTTCAAGCCGCGCTGATGTACTCCATCGTGACGCATAACAACTACCATTTAGGTGATAATTTAATCCACCTCTCGTACCTGCGCCGGGTCGCGCAGCAGAACCCCGACACCCACTTCCGCCACGGGGCGCACAAGCCGTACCTGAAGCAACTCGAGTTGATGGTGGAGGACGTTGGTAACATTGAGCTTTTCGATGCGGGCAAGGCCCCGCCCGGCTCGATCGACTCATGGAAGAACCGCAACGGCGGCTTCTACGGCCACCCCAAGCGCAACGACTGGATCGGCTTTCATCTCGAGTTCTTCGACAAGCTATCCAAAGATATTGGCGTCAATAATCCGATCAAGTCGCCCAACGATCTCTTGATGGATTGCCCGGCGATCAACCGCGCGCCGCCTTACAGCTTCGACTTTCTCGTCATCAATTCGCCGCCGCAGAGCGGGCAGATCTCGGTGCAGGACTTCGACCCGCTGATCGGCAAGCTGATCGATTGCCGCTACCGCATCGTCACGACCGCGGGCAGCGGGTACGACGTGCCCTGCACCATGCCGCTGCCGGTGACGGCGATCGGCGCGATCTCGCTGCGCTGCCGCTTCATCCTCGGCAACGCGACCGGGCCGGTGTGGCCGACCTTCAACGTGTGGAACCGCCACAGCGTCGAGCTCCGGCTGCTGCTCTTGGAGCCCGAGCGCATCTACTTCCCGAACGTCGAGCACGTCGCCTCGATCGCCGAGGCGCTCGAATCGCTGGAGGACCGGGGGCTGATATGACCTACCGCGAGGAGATCACGGCGGCCAACCTCAGCCTCGCCGAAGACCCGATGCGGCGCTTCGTCGGCTACGGCCTGAAGCGGGGCCGCGCCTACGGCACCTTGGCCGGCGTCGCCGAGGAGCAGATCGTCGACACCATCATCGCCGAGAACCTGATGCTGGGCATGGCCATCGGCATCTCGCTGAAGGGCTACCAGCCGCTGGTGTTCTTCGAGCGCATGGACTTCATGGCCAATGCGTGCGATGCCATCGTCAACCACCTCGACAAGATCGCGACGATCTCGCGCGGCGCGTTCATGCCGGCGGTGATCATCCGGGCGGTGGTCGGCAACACGCAGAAGCCGCTCTATACCGGCTCGCCGCACACGCAGAACCTGACGGAAGCGTTCCTCCACATGACCAAGGTGCTGGCGATCTGCGACCTGCACGTCCCGCGCACCGACATCCGGCAGACCTACTGGCGGGCGGCGCAGCAGCAGAAGAAAGGGATCTCCACGCTCATCGTGGAGCACAAGGATCTGTTATGAAGCACAACCGCTACAGCGATATGAAGATCGCGCATTTTCCCGAGAAGCTGCAGGCGCTGCTCGCGGGCCGCATCACCGCGCCGATCTATGTG